TCAGCTTCGTCATGACCTCATCGAACTTGTTATAGATTTCGTCCAGTTTTGTCTCTGTCGTGGAGTAAAGAAGCCCGAAGTTGGTGTCTGTCGCCGTCTGCGCTTCCGTCCATGTGTCGGTCTGCAATGTTTTCAGGTTTTCAACGTGCTCAGTCAGCTTGTCCTCGACTTGCTGGCACTGATCCTGAATGTTCATAAACCACGTCTCATCGAACCATGTCGTTTCCAACGTGGTGAACTCTTCCAGCCAGGTCGTGATCTGCTCCTGCAACGCGATAATCTTCTCTTCAAACAGAGTAAGCATCATGTCGAACTGCGTCAGAAGCGTGGAGAAGAACCCAGCCTGTTGATTGTTTCCAGCACCGCCACCCTTGCCGCCTTTGCCGCCCTTGCCGCCTGCCATCGACGCCCCGCTTGCCATAGCGCCCTGTGCCGCCTGATCACCGGCAAACGCTTGCATCAGAGCGTCCTTGACCTCTTGTCCGACTGTCTGAATATCCGGCAACTTTTCACGGATTCCCAGCACAAGCCCGTCAACGATGAATCCGCCCTTTTCTTGCATGACTTTGGACGGACTCTCGATGCCCAGCCTCTCGCTGACACCCGTGTCCACATTGTCGCCCATCTCCTGAGCGGCCGCCGTGATCTCACCCTGTGCAGTGGGATCGCTAACGCCCTTTGCGAACCCAGCGGGAACTTGCTTTCCTGTTTCTACCGCTTCCTCGCCGGCATTCTGCAACTCTTTTAATGCTGCATTTCTACTATCGCGTACGCTCTGGAGTGCGCTTTCGCTGATTGCTTTGTCGCTATCATAATAATCTGCTAAAAGCTGTTGATAATACGCTTCATACTCTTGTGCTTGCTGTGCAAGCTGCTCTCTTGTTCCGGTTGCAGCTGTAAGAAGATTGTTGGCAAACACAGTCATCCTGTGATCTAAATCTTCCGCTCCGGTTGCAACACCGTCCATTAGGCTTTCATAGTCTGTAATGGTTGCCGAATAAGATTCCCATGCTATATTAGCCGCATCGAGATCGGAAGTGAGCGTGTTGACCTTCTCGGACGCTCCCTGAACTGCTGCCGTTGCTTCAATAACCTCTTGCTTTGCGACCGCAACCTGTGCATTCGCGATCGCCGTTCCAGCCGCACCGGATGCAGATGCCGCATTAAACTGCGCCTGAGCCAGCCTGTCCACGCTATCGTTATAATTGTTCTGCGCAGCGGTTAAATCGTCTTGCGCAACTTTCAGCCCTTCTTCCGTTGTTTTTATATCTCGGTATGCCTGAGCCTGATTATTCAGAGCATCGTAATAATCCTGTTGCCCCGCCGCAAGAAGTGCCTCTGCCTTCTTCTTAGCAATGACCTCATCGATCTTAGCCATCACCTCGTCATACTTAGATATGACGCCGTTCTGGTACTCGATCTCGACCCCGAACGCTTCCGCAAGCTGTCCCGCAATGACCTGAGCACGCTCCTCATAGCCGGCCTTCACCCGACCATTCGCATCCGTGATGCTGTTCAGCTCGTCAATCAGCCTCTGCTCGGAATTGATCTCCTGATCAACCTGTGCAAGCGCCGTCTTGTATGATTCGGTCTGCCGCTCAATCTCATCATTCGTGCTCATGAGCTTGTCGTGCAGATTCTGTTGCTCATCGCTCAGCTCTGCCGCCTTGTCATGCGCTTCTTTCGTGCGGATAGCCATGACCGCAAATGCTGCCGCCGCTGCTGCCACCGCCACGCCTATCGCAAGCAGGATCGGATTGGTCGTCGCCATCGCCGTGATCTTGGTGATGCACTTGCCGACTGCGGATGTGATGTTCCCGAATCCGGTCACGATCTTGACGATCGTGGTGATGATCTTCCCCGCAATCAATAGCGCGGGGCCGACTGCTGCCACTATGCCAGCGATCCGGACGATCTGATCTTTTTCCGCATCGCTCATCTTGTTGAATTTATCAATCGCCGCCTGAACTTTTTCGATCACCGGCGTGAGATACTGAGCCACAAGCCGACCGAGTGACGTCATGAGGACGTCCAGAGAGGATTTCAGCTTTTCAATAGATCCACCGAATCCGCCCATCATAGCATCCGCCATGTCCTGAGTCGTTCCGGCACAATCATCAAGGCTGTCAGAGAGCTTGTCCACATCCTCCGGAGCGGAATTGATCAGCGCAAGCCAGTTACTCATCTGATTCTTGCCGAAAATAGCAGATGCCGCCGCGATCTGCTCCTGTTCGGAGAGCGTAGCAAAGGAATCATGCAGCAGTTTCTGCACAGTCAGCGAATCCTTCATGCTCCCGTCCGCGTTGAATATCTCCACGCCAAGCTCTTCGAGAGCGACCGCGCCTTCCTTTGCCGGTTTCGCAAGCCGCGCCATACCGGTTTTCAGAGCATTTGCCGCAGTGCTGGCGTCAATACCGTTATTCGCCATCACTCCCATGTAAAGTGCCGCATCCTCGACCGAATAGCCCGCAGTCTTGAAGACCGGAGCCGCAACACTCATAGATTGAGATAGAGAGTCCACATCGAGCGCAGAATTGTTGCAAGCCGCTGCGAATACGTCCGCATACTGCCCCGCAGACTCGAAAGAATCCTGGAATCCGTTGATTGTCGCCACAAGCCCGGCAGAGACCGTATCAAGGTTTCCGCCTTCACCGGCCGCAAGGTTCATCGCCGGTGCGAGCGCAGAAGCCGCCTGTTCAGCATCAAGACCCGCCCGTGCGAAGTTGAGCGTTGCAGTCGCCGCATCATTCATCCCGAACGTGGAATTGCTTGCCGCTTCTTCCATCGCCGCATTGAGCGCTTGAGCCTCGTCCGCCGTGTTGCCCATCGTGGCATTGGTGAGCTGCATGGTCTTGTCAACCTCTGCGAACTTCGTCACCGCCACACCAGCCGCCGCCACGATCGGAGCCGTCACCTTCATGGTGAGCTGTCCGCCCATTGCGCTGATCTTCTCTCCGAATGCGCTGATCTTCTCGCCGGCCTCTTGTATCTTCCGCCCCGCTTCCTGGAACTGCGTGCCCAGAACGGATGCAGACTGCCGCGCCTGTTGTTCGAGCTGTTTCAGGTTCTGCTCAGTCTCGATGATCTCCCGCTGTAGCGCATCATACTGCTCCTGCGTCATTTCGCCCGATTTCAAAGCGTCATTTGCCTTGTCCGCCGCATCTTTCAGCGTCTTCAGCTTGTCTTTTGTCTGATTGATCGCATCAGAGAGCGCTTTCTGCTTCTGTGTCAGCAGAACCGTGCTCGATGGATCCATTTTGAGGAGCTTATTGACGTCACGCAATCCGCTCTGCGTCTTATTGATCGCAGCGTTCGCCGATTTGATCGCCTTATTCAGCGGAGTGGCATCTGCTCCGATTTCGATTGTAATGCCCTGAATGCGTTTGCTTGCCATGTTTCAATCCTCAAAATTTGTCAAAATCACTCTGCCCGGCAACTTCTCTGTATTTGATAGCATCGTTCCCGGATTCCGTGATCATATCCAACACCATCCCATAGTCGAGCTGTTCCAGGTCAAAAACAGACAGACCTAGCTGGTATGCTCGCAACAGGAATAAGGGAGTGTTCATTTCCCTTTCGGTTTTACGTCCTTTTTTTTTGGTTCGGACTCGTTCACGCTTGTGCCGTAGTAGACCGCCCAGATCTCGTCAGCCGCTTCGACAAAATCCATGCCGCCGAAGCCTTCAAGCCACTCAATAAACGTGTCCGCGTTCTGTGCCATCATGTCCGCCTTCTTCGCTTGCTGGTGCATTACAAACGCCAGCTCCGGAGCCATGCTCACCGCGATGCTCCGCTCTTTTGCCGCGTCCATGAGGCTTTTAATTAAATCTTTATGGAAAATCTGCTGGAACCGGATTGGTGTCGCAGCATTGGAGAGCAGATCCACCGTCTGCCCTCCGATCTGAATTGTTTTGAACATATTGGTTTCCTCTCCTTCATTAAAAAAACGACCTGTCTTAGGTCGTCACGATTACGCTCGGTGCAGTCGGCTGATATACCGCCGTGTCCCATGCAGCATAAGCCGTAGCGTCGGTGTCTTCTGCGGAGCGTGCTTTCACGATATTCGTGTTCAGTGCGCTGTTGAATACGCTCGTTGCAGTGAGAGACAGGCTTTCCGTGCCGGGCTCGATCGCGTCCTCGATGGTCTCGCCTTCGATGGATGCCCGCGAAACCGTGCAGTTATAAAGGACGTGCTTGATCGCATTCACGTCGCCGTCGAACTCGAACAGCAGAGCGAAGTGGATTGGAGCAGCGTCCTTGTTCTCGATGAGAACGCCCTTGCCGTCAACGATGTCGCCCATGATGGTCTCACGGAAGTCGTCCGGGATCAGAGCCATCTCAAGGTCTCCGGAATATCCGTTGTTTGCCGCTGTCTGGAAATAAACGATCCCGTCAGCGTAGAACTTGTTCTCATCGCCTTCAGGATCAAGAGACAGGGACACAGCACCCGGCCATTTCACCGGAGTATCATAGGTTGCAGTCCCGTCTGCCGCCACGTCTCCGCCTGTCATTTTTGCGTAATAGACGTTTTTAAGGTTGTATCTTACTTTGTTTGCCATTTTTCAATCCTCCTCAATCATGATTGAAGTGTTAAAGGTTACCATGTATAGCTTTTCCGAGTCGATGTAGGTCTCGACCCTTGACCATGCCAGACCGTGCGACCTGAGAACATTCTCCACCGCCGCTTCTGATGCAAAGTCCTTGCTATCCGTGTACAACTCGATCACAAGCGACGTGATCTTCTTGTAATTGATCCC